ATCGTCGTTGGCAGGCCGCACTGCGTAAAAAATCCAAGCCCGGCTTCTGTCATCTGAAAGTCGTTGACGGTCGTCTTGTAGAGCTTGGTCATGCTGTCACCTCGCTCTCACTGCCGATGAGGATTTCCGCCTTCGTCACCAGCAGGCCAACGAGCTCGTCGTGCTCTGCCTGGCTGAACGTGCCGTCTGCGAGTCGCTCGGCAACCTGCTTCCGCAAGGCGTCGCAACGCTCAAGCGTCTGCGCACGACTGACGGCCAGCCGGGCCTTTTCAACCGGGCTGAACTCTGGAGCAGCTTGGGCTGGCGTCTTGAGCGGGATGACACCGTCAAACTTAGGCCGGATCTCGACGGGCTGGCGTGGCGTCTCTGCCACGTTGTTCACTTGATAGTCTTGTGCCTCCTCGGCAGTCACAAGCCCCTTGAGAACGTCGGGGAAAGCGTCACGCAACGCGAATCCTCGAGCACGCATCTGCAACATGCGGCGCGGGTACTGGCTCCACGGGCCAGACTTGCCCCACAGGCCAGCCTTCTTGGCGTCAGCCACCGAGAACTTCACAACGGTCGGCTGCGGGTAGCCTCGCCGCTGCGCCGTGCAGGTGGCAACCATCTGCTCGCCGTCGCCGTCGCAAGCCTCGGTAACGTACTCGCAGACGTGGCTCGCCTTGACTACGGCCAGGGCGGCATCGCCATAGACCGCTGGCCGACCGTTGACCACAGCGATGCTCTGCAGCGATTGGAGCGGGGCCAGCCCGATCTCCGCACCGCACTGAATCGCAAGCATGCAGCTGGCAGGCTTTCCACGAAAGTCCTTTGGAGCAAAGTCCGAATTGGCAACCGTCTCGCTGAACTTCATCGCGTCAGCAACCGACTGGAGCGACAGCCCTCGCGGTTGCGTGTGTGTGCTGATTTCCGTGCTCATTCCTGTTTCCTTTCGTCCGTGTCAAGAAAATCCGGCTTTCGCGTCGTGCTGGGCCGGTGGTGTTGCGTCCTTGCTCTGCGGCATCCTGCCGCCTCCTACCGCACCAAGGCGTCCTGCCTTGGGCGGCTCCTTTTAGTGCGTGATGTCTCGCGTGCTGACTGACAGCCAAGCGCCATCAACGTCCACGACCATCCGGTCGCCCTCGACGGCTTGAACGTGTCCGCTCCAGCGTCGTCCGGCGGTCAAGCCAGACACGAAGTCGCCAACTGCTGGCGTGTTGCCGGTGTCACGCCAGCCGTAGGTCTCTGCCATGCCAGCGATCGCACCGGCGTATTCGTTTTCGTGAGCCATGTGGTCATCTCCTTCGTGTTGGTGGCGCAGTGTACGCCCGTTCAGTCTGCCGTCAATCGTCCGAAAGTGCTGCAAAACAAGGCGTGGAGCGGTTTGTATTTGTTGGAAATCTGCACACTAGTTGCTAACGCCTACGTTAGTTCTTGGCAGGAAGATAACGACTGCGTTAGTTCTGTCAACCAAGAAATCGGGAGAGCGTGGAAACCAGCAGGTCTATTCCACTGGCGACTGCTTGAGCGATATCAGAGTCAGTGCCGAGCTCCTGGCCAAAGCGGACAAGCACGAGCGACTGAATCAGCGTGTTGATGCGGCGTTTCATCGCGTGGCCCTCCTTGGCCGAAAGAATCCTTGAGCCCGCTGGCCCTGTTGCCAGCGGGCGTTGCCGTTGGTCAGGCTCCGACGTAGTGGTAGTAGCCACGGCTACCGACAATCCACGTTTCCTTGCCAGCGGCGTCGCTGCTCTGAATCATTTCGTGCCCGCCGTAGTAGAAGTCCATGCCAGCGGCCAGCTCCATCGCGGTCTGCTTGTTGTCGCACACGATTGGGCGGACGGGATACTTCCAACCACGGGCATCCTCGAGAGCCTTGAGGACATCTTGAACGAATTGGCTGGGGGTCTTGATGGCGGTGGCGTTCATCGTTTCTCTCCGGTTTGCGTTGCGTCAGGTCTCATGTGCCTGACGCTGACCATACTATCGTTATCGTTAGTACGATGCAAGAGGCTTGAAAAGATTTTTTTGGAAATCGCAAAACCGCTACTTTTTGCGGGTTTTGCGTGGTTTTGGCGTCGCTGGCTTGGCCTCACGACGACCGACAGACCTGACCGTCAGGGTGGCCTTGAGCCCCTCGACATCCGTTTTGTGGATCAGCCAGGCTCGCTCGCCAGCCTTCCAGCCTTTGAGCCGACCGTCACCGAGCAGGAGACGCACCCAGCCCTCGGTGCAGCCTGCGGCTTTCGCCGCTTCGGACACTGTCAGCCACTCTTTGTCAGGCGATGCCACTGCAACCATGCCCCGATACTAACGGCTGCGTTAGCGGAGTCAAGCGTTTCAGGCCGGAAAACCGCCCAGTTGCCGCCGACCGCCTCAAGCCCTTATCGTCTACTACTGTACGGCTCCTAAGTGGAGGATAGGTCGTTGTACGGATGTATACTGGTGCCCAATCCCAAACGAGATCTGAAAGGCTATGACCATGCTACTCCGAGACATCTACGAGAAAGAATATGCAGTAATCGCGGCCCATTCCGAAGAGTGCCGACGCCAATACCGGTTGACGTTCAAGCGTTGGGCGGACCAGCTTGGCACAGATCCGACGATTGCCCACCTCGACAGCCTGACGGTGCAGCTGTACGTCGCACATAGGCGGGCTCAGGTTGCTGCTGCGACTGCTCGCAAGGACCGGAACCAGATCTCGGCTATCTGGAGCTACTGCGCAAAAAGACGCTACGTTGAGCAATTCCCGACGCTGCCGCAGGTGAAGGCACCAGGCCGCATACCGCGAGGCTACACGGTCGAGGACGTGTCAGCCCTGCTGCGAGAGGCTATGAGGCGGAAACCGCCTTACGGGCCAACTACGGTGCCTCCGCACATCTTCATGCCGACGCTCATCCGGTCGTGCTGGGAGACCGCAGAACGGATCGGTAGCCACATGGCTCTCCGGTGGCGTGACGTTGACACGCTACAGCGGACGGTCATCTTCCAAGCGGAGAACCGCAAAGGGCAGACCCGCGACATCATGCGGCCTATCTCTGAGGAGCAGTGCCTCTGGCTGAACCAGATGCGGCGAGATGACGACGAGCTTGTCTGGCCTTGGAAAGGAAACAGGACAACGCTCTGGCACCACTTCGGCAACATCTGCACCTGTGCTGGTGTCACCAACCGTGGCTTTCACGGGCTGCGGAAAAGTGCCGCCAGCTACGTCGCCCTGGCGGGAGGCGACGCGACGCAGCTGCTCGATCACTCAAATCCAGCCATCACCAAGAACCACTACCTAGACCAGACAATCAATCGCCCGAGGCATACGGCGATCGACCTGCTGCCAAAGCTGGATTTGGGGGACAAGGCATTCGGGAATCCGCCGAAAAAGCCGCCGGAAAAGCCAGCCGAGTGACTCAATAAAGTTGACGGCATGGCGTTTTTGTAGAGTGTTTCGCAACTCTTCTGGAGGCATCAGATGAAATACGCGCTTATTTTGGTTTTGCTAGTTGCGCCTGCAGCAGCAGCCGATGACACCACTACCGCTCCACTTGATGAGCAGCAGCAGCAGGCGCAGGAATTCACCAAAGAGGAATTGGTGGCCGCTAAGAAATCCAAAGAGCGGTTCCTAGACAAACTGCGTGACGACATTGCAGTGCAACAAGACAGGCTGAATCGCAACCGCGACCTTGATTCGCCTGAGCGAAAAGAGCTGAAAGTCTTGGTTGCAGAAAAAAAAGATGAGTTTTCAGCAGCGCTAAAACAGCCAACGTCGCACTGGGTGAAACAAGCTGAGATTGACCGAGAGGAACAGGAAATAGCTAACGCCAAGACGGTGGATGAAGCCAAAAGAGCTCGCGAGCGATCCAAGGAGCAATCACAAGAAACTAAAGAGAATCGCCCGCTTTCACTGGAAGGATTGGGGCTTCACTTAAACCGCATCAATTTGCCGCAACTAGTTGTTGTCGCAAAGAACAACACCGACGCTCCTATTGAGGCGTATACGGTCAGCGCAGAATGCTTCAACAAGTTCGACGAGCCTGTGAAAGACATCGCAGGAAACAATGTCTACAGAGGAATTTCTCAGACAGCGATCCGGCCTGGTCAGGAGGACAAAGGAATTTGGCAACTGTCCCTGCACAGAAACACTGCATACGCAAAAGTGTGGATTACTCGCGTCAGGTTTACTGACGGCACCGAATGGAGACAGACGAAAGACGAGGCGCTGTCTAGGAAGAAAGCGATCTTCCGCGTTGATTTGGACTAGCCGCCCGCGAGTCAGTCAAACAAGTGCTGTCTCGCCGCCTGCCGCCGGGCCATTGCGTCCACCCGTGACGGATGGCCCGGCTCGGCTGGCAACTTGCTCGGTGGCGTCATAAACGCCTCAATGTCATCTCCCAGCTGCGACGCTCGGTATTCCACCTCGCGGACAGTGTCAAGCACAAGCGTGTGGTCGCCTGCCTTGGCACGCTGGCACAATTCGCCCTGGCCGCCAATGCTCGGATTGTATAAAAGTTCAATCGTCCACGTTACTCGAGCACCGATGCGAGCCAGCGTGGTCAGAAACTTCCGCATTTCTGGAGCAAGCCGAGCAGGCATGCGGCGACGCTTGCCCTTCGCTGGCGGCAAATCATCGTCTGCATAGAGTGACCGCTGTACCTCGCCCATGCGGTCAGTGTTGCAGGCTGGTCAAGTTCTGCGGGCTTCCCGGCACGCCTGCCGCATCCATGTCCGGTTGGCCATGCTCTCAAACCAGAGGCGAGCAAACACCGCGACCGTGTGCTCGCCCACGCTTAAGTAAAGCGTCCGCAGCTGCTCGCTGTCGCCCCACATGGCTTCGACATCCTCGCGGACCTTGGCAATCACCACTTTGGCGTCTTGGATTGCCGCCGACTGTGACTCTGGCTGAGATCGTGCAAGCTTCGTCCAGTGCTCGCAGTTCCAGCATCTCGCGACCGCGTCAACAAACTCGTCAAAGGCCCGCCCGGCGGTGACCGCTCGCGGGCCAATCTCCTGCCTCAGTCGGCTGCGCAGGTGCGGCAGCATTCCGCCCGGCGCGTCGCCCACCGTCACCTCCCGCCCGCAGGCCGTGGTGGTGCATCAGGCGTGGACGACGCGCCGGAAGCCTTTCCGCCACACGTCGGGCAGATAGTCCTGTGGCCGTCACCGTGGACGATATATCCCTTGCCGCCGCAGTCAGCACAGACGGCAGGCTTGGGCTTTGGAGGCTCTGGCTGGGGTTCTGGAGCCTTCTCGGGAGCCACGGCTGCATACGCTGCCGATACCGCCGCCGAGGCCCGTGGAGCCTCACGGTCAATCTGTGCTGGATCGGCTGACAGAGCAGCGAGAACCGACAGCAGCCATTGCCACATGGATCACCATCCTTGTCCGTGGTTGAGGACTCGGTGGCCGTCAGAATCGACGCGAGCATGGACGACGTATGCCTGATCTGTAGGGGCGGGCTCTGCAAACATCATCACCCAGAGTCCAGTCTTGGCGAGCCGGGCGAGGAATCGCAGCACCGGGCGATCCTGCTGCGGCTTGATCGGGCTGTAGTCCGATGTCGCTGCGGCCCAGGTGACGGCAGCAGCCACAAGCACGGCGATCGACACAATGCGTAGTTCGCGGTTGTTCACTGGTCAACACTCCAAATTGAGTAAAGGAACATGATCACGCACGCACCAACCACGCTGCCGATCAGGCCGGCAGAGCCCTGGCCGAATGGCAGACCGCCGGCGAACGAGCCGACCACGCCGAGAGCGATTGTCGGCAGCCAGCCGTCAGGGCATTTGCCGGGCATCAGCCACTTGGCTGCACCGCCTACGATCGCACCGAATGCGAGCCAGAGAAGCAGACCCATGCTTGTCTCCTAGTTTGGTGAAGGCGAAAGCCAGTTGCCGTGGTCAAGGTTGCGGTAGCGGAAGTTGACGCCGCTGATGCTGAACGAATCTTGACCCGAAAGCATCAGGTCTACAGTTTGTCGATCCACCCAGAACGAGCCGTCAGGCTGGTCTGCTGGCCACTTTGGCCCGGCGTTAAAGACGCCCCACGAATTGATGCAAAGCAGCCCATCTCGCTTGCCTTCGTTCTTGGCGTAACGCACGCCGATGAAGCACATGCAGTGAGCCCACGAGCCGGAGCGGGCCGCAAACCCATCTGCGTCACGCTGCGAAGAGAAGCCAACGCCGCTGCAAACGGGCACGCAAAATCCGCTTTCCAAACTTGCAGCCGCTTCGTCAAAGTTTCGCACGAGTGCTACGTGCGTCGCCGTGTTCTTGTTGGCCAGCTTGGCAAGAGCCATCCCTGCCTGTCCGCCACCGCAGAGGACGTTGCCCCATTCCTTCGCTCGAGCGGGGCTGTATGTCGTCAGGTCTGCACCGGGATACTGCTGGCGAAAGAGGATGCCGCCAATTGTCGGGTCTTTGCATTTGCCAGCCACCCAGCGAGCAGCTGCACCTCCATAGCTGCCATCGCTGTACCCGGCCTGAATGACGGGCGGGAGACGCCCAGCAGTTCTAGAACCTGAGTGAATGCTTTCGGTCGCCACAAGTTTCGGCGGCTCGGGCAATTCACCTTCCGCAAAATCCACGCATTGCCCGACATAACTTCCCATCGACCACCCAAAGCTCACACAGTCGCCGATCCCCTGCTTCCAAGGACCGAAAGGCGTGCCATAGACCTGGCGGTGAGCACGGTCTGCGAAGCGATAGAGAAACGTGTCTTTTTGCTTGGCGTTCTGAATGACATCGCGGGCAGCGTCAGAGAAAAGAGGCTGGTCAAGCTCTGCCAAGAATCTTGCTGTGCCTGCCGGATCTGGCGTGTAGCCGAACCGTGCATCAATGGCGTCAGCCGTGCGGCGAGTGGCACGCTCAACGAGCACGCCGAGAATCGCCATAGCGACGACGAATGCTACGGCACTGACAGACCACTTATCACTTCGTGACATCGGCTGCGGCCCTCGACAGGTCACGGAGTGCTTTGACCCAAGCGGCGCGGCTCTCGGGCGTTACAGGCCCGCCAGACGAGCCCACCGCGTCGTCAAGAAACTTGTGGACGGCATCCCTCACCTGCGGCTGTCGAGCACCAATGCTCTCGCCTTTGCACCGCATCTCGCGGGCAGCAATCCGCAGGTCGTCAAACGCCACGCCCGTCTTGAGCCGCTGGTCGTGCGAGCCGTCGTATTCAATGCAATCTGCGAGGGATGCACACAACTCAGACATGACACAGGCGTCCTCCGCTGCCCGTTCTCCGACGAACTTGCCACGTAGGCTGAAAGCATCAGGCGGCACTGGTGCCGGTTCCGGCGTCGGCGTGCTTGAGCGGCTCGGCATGAACGAGATGCCAGCGGCAACCAGCAACGCAACCACGGCGACGTGCTTGCCGTCGATAGTCGGCATCTTCGCCGTGGCGTACCACGCTTTCACCTTCTCGGTGATTTGCTGGCCGGCGAGGACGTAGACGGCAAACGCCA